TTGTCAATCCAGCAGGGTAATATCCAACCGTCTTTTCTAGTGTATCTAATAATTTCAAGCCACTTTCGGCAGAGTTGTTGTATGCTTGGTCTAAAAAGTTTAGATTTTCAATATATTCAGATTGTTTTGAAGACCATTTAGTCATCATATCTATTCCCTGTTTTACGCTTCCTATCCATCCAGCCCAATCTGTTTCTTTAGCTATTTTGGCAGCTTGCTTCATTGTGTCTTTTAAGTCATTCGACTTTTTAACCATTTTGTCTAATTTAACATAAGAACCCCTAGCTTCTTCTCCAACCTTTTTTGTAGCCTTGCCAGCCTCTTCCATATTGTGTATTAACTTTACACCTATATTTTTATCAGCCATATATTAGAGTTCCTCCTTTCTATTTTATTCTAGCCCATCTATTAAATTCTTGTTGGACTATTAAATTTTTTTCTTCTACTGTTAATTTCTTAGTTGTTTCTTCTTTGTCGCCTTGCGTAAACATTTCTTTATATGCTGGGTATTCTACTTGTTGATTCTTGCCAAATGTTTTTGCAATAGCTATTTGAGTACCTATGCTTTGCGTATTTCCATTAAGCCACGCATTGTATTTCATCTCTTCTGATTCGTACTCTTTTTTCCTTAAATAAAAAGTTCGATATGCCCAATACAATTGGGGATCATTTTCCCAAAAGTCTGTACTAGACATACCGAACATTATAGCACTTGGAAATAACTCGTTAAAATAAAATTCAGTCAAGCTACTATATTCAACTTTTTCTTCATTTTCTTCTATTCCGTCGGTCTTAGTGCTTCCAATTTTTTTACATTTTCATTTGTAACTCTATCAGTATTAGCGTCATTAACCATTTGGTCTTCTAAAGCTACTACTTGTTGCATTCCGTACTCTTCACAAGCCTTATCAAAAAGCTCTCCTGCTTTTTCTAAAGAAAATTTGTGATTTGTATATAGCAATATCCAAAACATCTTTTTGTATGACATTAACATACCTTGTTCACTTGATAATAAAGCGTCAGTTTCTTCAAATGGGTTTGTGTCCTCTTTGATTTCAACTTCCTTTTCTTCATTTATCTTGTTATATAGGTCTCTTGCCTTTACTAAATCTTCGTTATCTTTCTTGCTATATTTTTCCCAAGCAAGTATACCAGCTCTATTTAGGAATAGTGTGTATTTTACACCATCGATTTCAATTGTCTCTTGACTAAACTCTTTCATTTCAATTTATCTCCTTTTCTTTTCTATTCTATGCAGTTGTAACTGTTACATTAATTGTTCTGTAAGAAGTTGCTTCCCCAGTCTTTGAAGTAACTAATTCAATTGTAGTATTACCTGCTGCAACACCAGTAATTGTTAGCTTATTGCTTGAATAACTAGCAGTTGCAATAGATGTAGCTTTAGAAGTTGCTGTAACTTGAGCACCATTAGAAGTTTCAATAGGAATTATTGTACTTCCAGTACCAATTAAATTTATATCATTTAATGGTGATGTGATGATTGCTGTTTCCTTTACTAAATCTCTTACATCATTTACAGGTGTTTCATCTGCATTTGTAACTGTAATATAGATTTCTCCTTGTTCAATTCCGTTTACTTCTACACCAGTTCTACCATATATCATAGTTCCAGTAAACTTTTCTCCAGTCATATCAGCGTTTACTTCCATAAATGCTAATTGCTTTCCTGTGAATTTGTTTAATTGAATTATGTTATCTCTATGATAGTTGAATGTATAAGTTTTTTGGTCGTTTGTTTGTAGACCTTCTACTTGTGTAACTGCGTTGTCTGTTAAAACAGTTTTTTCAACTGTTGCTGGAGCTGTTCTTGTTGCTGGTAAGTTAGTTGTTGGTATTAACAACATATACTTTCCATCAGTGTCTTGTACTGTTAAACAAGCTCCTTTTGATAAAATACCTTTATCTGTATAATATCTTGCCATTTTATCTATTTCCTCCTATCTTTTTTTAAAAATATAAACTATTATTCCAACTTGCAAGCCTTCCTGTAAAAATCATCTCTTGCCTTAAAATAGATGTATCTAAATTATCAGTTCTACGGCTACTGTTTCTATTGAACCCACATTGATTAAAGAAATGGTAAGTTAACTCTTTTAACTCGTCCATAACTTGATTTTCTTGATATTTAGTGCCCGTAACAGATGGTTCTGTATTAACTTCCGTACTTATTTCCGTACTTGGGTATGTTGTTTCTTCAATTATTGTGACAGGTTTAACAAAAATACTTACTCGATAAGAAAGCCTTGACACACTTTCCGTTCTATCTGTTGTTTTTCCTATCGAATTATCTGAATTGTTTATTTCTGACATAACTATTGTGGGGAATTTTGCAATTGATTGAGGGATATGAGGAACGATTAGCATAGTATCTTTAAATTTAGAATTTGCTAACATATATTGCTTGTATTCAAGAAATAAATCGTTTTCTATCATAAACTACCTCCTATCAATTTTTCAATATATTCTGAAACCCAATCATCAATGTTATCCTTTATCTTTTCAGCTAATTGGAAGTATATGTATCTTCCTTCTTGTCCCATAGTATGTGAAGGGAAATCTGAATAACTTTGATTATTCCATTCCCACCCCTCTTGATAATCTCTGTTTGGGTTAGCCATATATTCCCATTCGTCTCCAGTGTTTTTTGAGCTTTGAGAGCCTATAAGTCCAGCCCCATATTCGATTAATTCTGCCAAAGATAATCTATCAGGGTAAAAAGTTTTACCATAATCATTAAGCCAAGTGTCTTGACTAGCAATATCAATTTCAGAATCATTGTAAAGCTCTATATAATCTTTACCCATTTCCTCGTGATTGCCAGCTTTATACTCTGCTCCTCTTTGATCCCCGTCTACATCTTCGTAGTACATTATGTTTTCAAGTTCTTCTTTGCATTTAGACATTAAGAACTTATTAAAATCATCGGTATCTAACTTATTACCTATTTTTTCTAAAGCATTACTAAATTTAGCAATACTTTCCTCAGATAATTCAATTTCGTAAGTCTTAGCCATTATTTATTTTCTTTTACAAGTGGTTCGTTTTTTGGTAATTCTTTTTCTTTTATTACTTCCCAGCCTATTGCTTCATAATTGGAAACTAGATTTTCTGGGACAGGTTTTTCAATAACTTTACCATCTTCATTTTTTATTCTCATTTTTACTTCTTCCATAGTTTCCTCCTTATTTTTGTTCATTTATTAGTTTTGATATATATACCCTAATTGAAGTATTTTGGTTTCTAACACCAATTATTTTGTAATCAGCGTTATCACCATTATTTATTTCGTTGTCAGGTACAGTATCAACATATACTAAATCAAACTCATTGAATTTGTTTAGATATTTTTTCTTTTCAGTGATTGATATTACTCTTGTACTATTTACCTTTTCACCAAACTCTGCTATATCGCTTGTTTCGCTTAGTGCTTGTACATTAAGAAAATACTTTATAGGAGTATCGTAAACTTCTATTTGATTACCATACTCGTCAAAATCTTCTCTCAATTTCTTAGCAATGTAAATTCTTGACCTAATTCTATGTATTGGTTGACTATTTATATTATACATTCCTATTCACCTTGCCTAGAATCATAGGTAACGTTATATACCCCATCGCTTACTCTTTTTATTTGAGAACGGCTTGGAACACCTACATTTGATATTAATTTATCCATTAAAGAATTAGATAAACCATCGCTTAGTTTAGTCCAAGATAATGAGTTTTCAGAATAGTTTGTAATACCTTGTTTATCAGCCATATTATAAAGCTCTACACAACATCTTAATTGCCAATTTTCATACTTGCTTGGCACTTGTACATCAGTAAAATCATCAAGAAAAGGGTACAATGTTTCTAAAAGAATGCTTTTACTGTCCTCTAACAAGTCATTAAGAATATTTAAGTAATTCTCATTTGTTTCAAAGATGTCCTCATCATAGGGTATCTTCACTTTTAGCTTTGTTAGTTGGCTGTCCTCTTCCTCAACCTCAGTTGTAGGTTCAGTTTCTTCTTCTATCATCATTACACCCTCTCTCTAATTATTATCCTCTTGAAATAATTCTTGCTACTGGGATTAATTTTGGATCAACATAAACAGTTCCGCTTTCTTCACCGTTATTTGCTAATTCCCAGTTAGAACCTGTAGCAAAATTTGCATTTGTTGGTGATACAGTTCCAGTTCCTTTGTATGAAATGAATTTTGGAACTATCATTTCTCTTATTCTTGTAATAAGGTCTGTCTTACCACCTTTAGTTCTTGCGTCACGATAGATTTCGCTTGGAACTTTAGCTCCAATATCTTCGTGTTCAAAGAAACCTTTTTGGAATACATAAGAAACATATTTGCTAGAAGCTACAACATAATCGTTTGCTGCTACATCTTCAGGGTAGAAATCACTTGCTTTAACAGCAGTTAATAAGATTTGTCCCTCTGTTGGGTTAGAAGATACAACTTTTAATGCTCCAGCAGTAGCAGAAGTTGCTTCCTCGTATCCTTCTAATACTGGCATATCATCGTCAACAACTACTAATTTACCATTCCAAGTTCCTAATGTTAGGTCTCTTTGAATACCATTAGCGTCATTGTATTTTAAGAAAGTTATTTGATTTAAACCTTCAAGATTAGTTGATGGTAAGCTGTGCATAAATACTATATCAAATGCAGCTTTTTTATCTCCTAAAGCTTTTTGAATAGCTCTATTCATTCCATCAGCAGTTAATAAAGCTCCTGCGTTGTTAGCGTCAGGTGTAATTTCGTAAGTATGGTTAGCAACGAATTGTCCGTTTACTCCACCAGTCATTCCGAAAATTCCTTTTAAGATGTTTAAACAAACTACTTGTCTATATTCATCCCAATAATCTTTAACTTCTTGAGCTTCAGCCATAAAGTTAGCTCCAGTTATATCGCTTGAAAAATCATATTCTCCCCAAGCTTTTGCTCTACCAAAGCATATTTTTCTTTGATAGAAAGTAGGTCTTTCAGTACCTTCTGCAATATCAGTGTTACCATCATAGTTTACTGGATCTCCGCCAATTCTACCTTTGATTGGTTCTACTACTGCATATCCTCCTGTTTGTTCGTTCATTTTTGGTTTGTAACCATTTACCTCTGTGAAAAGCCCATTTTTAATTAAAGCATTTTCTTTTGTACTAGGTAATGTTTTTAAATATTTTTCAAAGACTTCTTCATTAAATATTTTATCTCTGAATTTTTCCATTTTTTACACTCTCCTTTTTAATTATAAATTTTGAAATTCTTGTGGATGTTCTGTAATAAACTTTTCTTGCTCAGCAGCACTTAATTGTGCAAACTTATCAAAAGTCATTGCAACATCCTGATTTGGATTATTAGAGGCATTAGGTCTAACATCAATGGAAGCAATACTATCTTGCACTTTTTTAGTAGTGTCAGCGATAATTGTATCTAACCTAGTCTTAAACAAGTTAGCTCCATTTACAGAAGCTGTTTCATCTTCTGTTACAAAACTGTTAATTATATCATCTTCAATATCGTAACCAGCCAAAATTTCTTTAACTTTAGCTTTGTTATAAATTTTACGAGATTCTTTTAGATTCTTCTCAGTTTCTTTCTTTTCAAGTTCTAACTTTTCTTGTTCAGTTAATTTTGCTTTGTTAATGTCGTCCATTTGCTTTTGTAAAGCAGTGTACTTTTCTTCAAGTTCATTTTTGCTTTCAAGTTTCTTATTCAAATTACTGATTTCAGTATTTTGAGTATGATACATATTCAACAAATCAGTCACTTGTTCTTCAGTATACCCTTTAGCTAATAATTCATCTCTTTTCATTTCTCTCACTCTCCTCATACAGTAGTTATACGAACTCTACCAAAACACAAAAGAGTAAAATTGA